AGTTCGGATATCGATACCCCAGACTGTTGATTGGACGTCATTTATTCGATTACCTAATCCATCAGTATCGTCAACTCCTGGGCTACCAGCGCCAATAATATTACGATTGTTTAACGACAAGTTACCGCCTAGTTCTGGCGTTGTATCACTAACAATATTCGATGCTACTTCTAAATCAATAGTAGTTGCAGTTGATGTAACTGACACCCCTGATAATCCGTTGATTCTTTTAAATTGTAGCTTATTATCGACTTTGGAAGAAAATACAGCCTCACCGTCGCCGGTAAGATTTTCGCCGTCTAGAACACCTAATTCAGTGTTAATGAGCGTAAATGTTCTTCTGATCTTATCAAATGCGGTGTATAGATCGTCACCAGTGCCGTCATTAGGGTATTTCCCTAAATTAAGCACTAGATTGTCTGGAATAGTAAATCCGTTTGCCATTTTATGTCCTTTTAGTATTTACCTGTAAATCCACATTACATTCTTCCTACAGCTACTTCAATAATGCCTGCTTCGCCGTAATCCTTGTCAACTAACGCTTTACCGATAATTGAGCCTAATTTAGGATCGGTTGCTCGCACAGCATAGCCCGGGGTAGCCGCAGTTGTTAGCATATCGCCCTTCTTAACACGGCCTACTACTTTAACTGGTACACGACCTTGTAGGGCAATTTGATTCTTTAGCCCTGGACAGCTACCATTCATTGAGTACGCAGCATTATCGGAAACTACACCGGCTACTCTAGTATCATTCATTTGATTAGTAGTAGTAACTTCTTTGTCACCGCCGAATACTAGTACAGTACCTACTTCGTACTCAGCGTCACCTTCGTAGTATTCTGCCAAGTCAGCTGCGTATGTTGCTTCAAAAGTACCACTTAGCGTCCAAGCACCTGTAATAGTACCAGAATTACCAGATGCTCCAGTTGTAATAGTATCAACTTTTAATGTTCCACCTAATACATCGATAGTACCAGTAGTGACAGTTAACGTACCGTCAGACATAGTTAAGTTACTACCTGTACCAAAACGTAGTTGACTTGATGCTCCGACAGTCCAGTCACCGACAATAGAACCAGTCGTACCAACAGCACCAGTAGTTAAAGACCTAGACTTTAATGTTCCTGTACTTACATCTAATGTGCCTGTTACAGTTGAAACAGTAGTGCTAGCATCGGCACCAGCTGATGTTAAGAAGTTATAACCACCTGGAGTGTAGAAGTCGATGCTTGAGTTTGCGGCTGTAGTATCGATTGCCTTATAGCCATCAACTTTCAACTGTTTAGTATCAACTTCACCAGCAGATCCTGTCTTTACAATGCTATTAATACCGCCACTTGTTGTAATAGAAACAACAGAGTATGTGTTTCCACCACCTGTGTTAGTAACTCCGCTAGTTGTAGTAGCATTGTTAATTGCTGTAACAGTCATTACACCAACTGCAGTAAACGGAGCATTCTTAATACCGTTACCGTCTTCAACAATCTTACCTGTTGTAACTTCACTTGGCGCAGCAGCAGATGCTCCGGTATTACCTAAAATACCGTTAGCTCCAACATACTGGATCTTGTTGTAAGTAACACCAGTACTTGCTGATGTTGAAGTCTGTAAAGTAATCCATCCACTAGCACTAGTAAACTGTGTATCGCTAAAGCTAGCTAAACCTAAGTTTGCTTGGGTAATGCCTGTGGCATTTGCTCTAGTTGTAGCAGCAGTCATTGCTAACTTGCTTTGAGCAATGGCAGCACTAGCATTAACCATGGTATTAGTAATCTTACCATCTTGAATAGCACTAGTAATCTTACCAGTTGCGCTAGTGTAAGTTAACAATACATCGCTAGTTGCGCTGTCAGTTGGTAGTGGAATGTTCTTCCACTTAGTAGCATATACAGTACCGCTAGCACCGTAAGCTGCAACATATGTGCTAGCCCACGATACAGATGAATCTGTACAACCAGTAACAATCCATGTTCCGTTATATCCGGTAGATCCAGTAATACCTTGTACTACAATAATTGATCCCACAACATATGGAGGGCTTGCTTGTGTCGCAAAGTTAACTGACGCTGTACTACCAGTACCGCTAGCACCTGTAACAGTAAACGATGTGCTAGTGTCATATACTGGTATGTGTCCTTCTGCTAAGGCACTGAACGCAGTATCGCGCAGTTCGAGCATTTGATCATGAGCGCCTGCTTGAGTGTCAACATATCCCTTAGTAGCAGCATCGAATGGAGAAGTTGGTGTTGCTAAGTTACCGATACCAAACGTCGCCATGTTAAGGTCGCCCTTCATTTGTAGCGAACCGTTTAATGGTAAGAAACCTGGGCCAACTAAGTTACTTAACGCAACTGGACCGCCGCCATGGTCAAGACCTAAACGTTTGTCAATGTATCCGCGAACAGCACTTTGTACAGGAACAATTTCAGATGCGTTGTTAGTCATTGTTGAGTCTGTTGAGAACTCACTAATAACAACACCACGCTTAAATCCTAAACCGTCCAAGTTACTCAACGCAATCGAAGCACTGAATGTAACTGTACCAGTACCTTGGTCAACTGTAAAGAATCGACCTACACGGAAGATACCGTTCTGGTCAGTAGTTACATAGAATACACGACCTACTCCGTCTTCTTGTACTTCTTGCGCTTGTTGACGACTTAGTACAGGGTTACCATAAATTGTATATGGATAGTTAGTAGTTGAGTAGCTGCCAGTACCGATATCTAAGAAGTCATGTCCTGTAGCACGGCAAGTACTAATACGCTGTGTAATTTGAGCCGCTGTTCCGCTAGCATAACCTAAACGCAATGTTGTTGCGCCGGCATCGGAGAATGGCTTACTAATACCTAGTGTGTCACTGCTTGCGTTTGTAACTTCACCTGCGATGTATGTAGTAGTACTTGAACTCCATGTACCAGGGTTTCTTGGGTAACTCAATGTAATACTATCGGTTGTACTAGCAACAGCATAATACATTCCGTTATACAATGGATTAGTGTTGCCGCTAATCTTATACCATTGGTTAGTAGAGTGAGCAGTACTATGTGCCGCAGTTTGTAGAACAACGGCGTATGTAGTAACCATAGCACTACTTGTAATGCTCAATGATCTGCTAACAGTCCATGATGTACCGCTACCTGCCGTAATATATGTTTGCGCAGGAATACCAGTACCAGTAATACCCTGTCCTATAGCAATAGTTCCTGTAACTCCAGTAACTGTTAAAGATGTTCCGGAAATTGTACCAGTGAATGACGCAGTCCCAGTGGTACTAGTAAATCCGCTTACTACTACCTGTGCTGTTATTTCAGTGCCACCGGTGACTAGTTGAGAAGTATCAACGGTATACACTCCTGAAGAACCGTTCCATGCTGACACGATAGCGGTAATTTTAGTGCCAGCAGTAATTCCAGTACCAGTAATAGTTTGACCAACTTCTAACTCACCTAGCGCAACTCCGCTAACGTCTAGTTGTGTTCCAGCACCGCCGCTGCCGTTACTAATACCACCAGTAACTACTGCGTGATTTAATAAGTTAAAATCACCTGGATCTTCGTCGTAAGCTACTTGGATTGTGTTTACCGACACACCAGCAGTAGCAGTAGGAGTTAGTGTAGCTGAAGCAGTAATAAACGCTGTAAGTGTTGCGTTACCTTCTACAGTTACGTTTGGTACACTAGTATAACCATAGCCTGGACTTACAATAGTAATAGAATCAATCTCACCAGTTGTAGTATTAATTGTACAAGTAGCAATCGCTTGTGTTAGCGCACCACCGTCGTTAATATCACCGATTGTAATAATTGGAGGAGTACTATATCCAGTACCACCGTCTGTAATTTCAATGTGGTCAAGAACAGCAACTACTGTAGAACTTACAGTAATACCTGCTGGAATCCAACAAGCTGGAGCTACTACAAACGAGTTAGTTAATGAGTTAATACTCTGAATAATAGTACCGCTAGGTATGTATGATCCAGATGTTAATGTGTTTGGATCCGACACAACCATACCGACTGTTAACCCAGTAGTGCTGTTAACAGTAACAGTTGTCTGGCTAACTGCTCCAACTACTTGATGATATCCGTTGTAGTTTGTGTTAGACTGTCCAGTGATATTGTAATAGTGGTCGACAATTGGAGGAGTAGCTGGATTCCACGGCACAGTATATTCTACAATAGTTGGCCCAGTTTCTGGCACATCTTTACTATTGTATATTAGCGAATCAATTGTTCCACCGTCTCCGGCAATGTTAATAACTGAGTTTGGCTCAATATTAAGGTATCCGTTAGCCTCAACACCGAATGTAATTGATCCAGTAGGTGTTCCGTTATCAGCTACTGCACTTAATACAATAGTGTATGGCAAAGGTGATTCAGCAGGTGTTACAGACACTACATACTGGCCAAGTGTAAATGCTGCGTTAACAACTATATCGCCTGCTTGGATACTACCTGCTACAGTATTAACAAGCATTGTAGTACTAGCAACACCACCGCTTACATAGTTAGCAGTAGCAATAAACTCTGGCTCTACATAACCTGTGACACGATGTACGCGACCGTTCCATGCTGTTAGGTAGATTCCTTTATTGATTTGGTCAATAGTAGTTCTTACACTAACTTGTAACACGGCAATTTTGTTATCACCTACTTTTGAACCCATTGTTCTAGCAGGATCGTCTGGATCGACTGTTGTCAAGTGATTAATATCAGTAACAAACTTATAGTAGTTAAACGATGTGTCGTGTCCAAGGATAGAAATACCACTTCCTTCAACAAATTGTTCACCGCTTGATTCACTTAGGTTATAAGAAATAACTCGATAGATCTCGCTTAGGTTGTCGATGTATTGTAACGCAGTTGAAGGGCGTGTTGGTCGAACGTTGTCGATGTTATTAAACTTAACGTTTTGTAATGCTCGGATTGTAACTATTTGACCGTCATACAATTCTTTAGTCAAACCAGACGAACTTGTACCATTGTTACCAGCAGTTGACAAGTTCATCTTTAAAATGTTCTCGCCGTTAATAGTAACGGTAGTATGTTCAACGCTAGTAACTTCATAACGAGTAATGTTACCACCGGAGACTGTATGATCAATTTCTAGTTCACTAGTATTGAACGGGATGTAATCATATCCGCTGATGTAAACAGCTAGGGCTTGTTTAACAACCGTTGGGATCATCTCTGAAGCAAATGCGCCTTGCTTGTATACACGAGCAACTTGAACCATGTTCTCAGCAAGGTTAACTGAGTCAGGCTTTTCAGTTACGTCATAACCGGAAGCACGTAAACCATATACACCGTGTGCGTTAGAACCAGCAACAGAACGAATCTGTCCGCCGTTGTTAGCCCAGTAATGAGTATAACAGTAGTATGTGAATGTTGAAACTTGTTCTGATACACCGCCGTTAGTACAAATAATCGCATAGCCTAGGTCGTTAATCATCGCAAAGTCGTTAGCAAGCATAGACTTGTTACCGCCCATTTCGATGTTAATTACTAACCCACCGCCGCTGTTTAAGTACAATATTGTGTCGGCTTTAATTGTATTTTTGCTTGCTACAATATCTGACCTAGCTGTTAACAAACTGCCATTCAATCCAGAAATATCTGGAGTAGATCTAGTAGTTGCGCTATCAAAGTCGCCGTCAGCAATGAAGTCAATAATTAAATCTGATTCAGTGCCTAGTTTAATATATTCGGCATCGGTATTTTGAATTGCTGGTAAACTCACATTTTGTGTTAAAATATTACCAGCAGATCGAGTTACTGTAGTATTCAACACAAGCTGTTGAATGATAGTCTTTAATCTAGTAATAGCACCTGTACAGATTTCTGCTGTCCCTGAAATTTGACTTTCTTGCGACTCGCCAAATACGCTCACACCGTAATATGTTAACGCGGTATCGTATACCATACTATTGCCGCCGTACATGATGTCATAGATCATAGCATCTAGTACATATCCAATGTCTCTAGCAGATTTAATTGAACTATATCCTGGATAGTTCTTTGTAATATAGTTAGCTGCAATGTAAGTAGTAATTTCTGTCTTAATAAAATCTGTGTTAGCAATTAATATATTTTTTACTTTAACTGCTTCGGCAGTAGTATTAACAGTTGCTGGGTAACTAATAGCTGGAGCAGCACTAATGCCCTGCTCAATAAGAGTATTAATAATTTCAATACTGTCGTTAATAGCTGCCACAGCAGGAGTATTGCCATCTACGATTGCTAATGCTGCATCTTTAACAAAATTGATACCGGATACAGTCTGTCCTTTCTGGCTTGTAATTACCGCATTGCTACTTTGTGTACCACGCAAGTATGCTAAACCTGCTCTAACTGATTGGTAATTAGATCCAGTAACCATATCGTAGGTCATTGAATCGATAATTAACCCAACGTCTCTTGAGCAGATATCATTGTCGTAGAAATCGCCTGCGTTGTAAGGAGTAGCAGTGTCAAGCGTCATTACTACTGTAGCAGTAGTAGCATTAAAACTTACAATATCGTTGATTTGATAACGACGACCTTGTACGTAGAACGCACATGGTGGTGATGGTGGGCGCACATCTAATCCGCTGTTTAGCTCACCTACAACTGTTAATGTTAATCCGCCGTCGGTAATTTCTGTGATAGTACCATATAATCGTCCAGCAAAGCCGTCAACAAACTGTCCACCAGCAAAACGCTTGCGGTTGTTTGATTGTGTAAACGATGTACAAACTTGTCCGTACGGTGACTTAGTTTTAATTTGACCTTCTGGGTCAAGTACCATGGCAAATCCACCATGACCTTGCATTGTTAGGTTGTTAACACGAACCGCATCGTTACATAAGAATACATCGATATCTTTGTTGTTTTTAGCAGTACTTGTTATATCTAACGGGTCAGTTAAGTAATGACGACCGTAGTTAATAGTACCGTATACATGCCAGTTACCCGCAGTATATGTTGTAACTTCCTGGAATGGGTAAATTACAGAACAGTTCATTACGTTACCGCTAACGGAATCGATTACTGCCTTACCGCGTCTAGAGAAGTCACCTGGGGTAACTTGATAGTCATCCATAATGACCTTACCAATCCATGTTTGCGGAACTTGACCAAACCCTAGAACAATTGTAATTGAGTTGTTAGTGCCGCCTAATGTGATAGTGGTATCTGTTGCGTATTCGAATGACTCGTCGATTGGTCCTAATTCCATCGCATCGATGACCGCATCACGATAGAAGAAAATCTTTCTCCATGGTGATTGACTAATACGATTTCTTGGACGAATAATTGTTCTACGGAACTCGTCACCTTTAACAGAAACGTTATCTGATAACCTAATCGGATAAT